CAATGGACTTGCGTTCATCTCCGTTGTCCTCCTGACCAGAGACAAGGATGGACAGATGATCTACGAAGACCCACTTACAGTCCAGACCCTTTGCCATGTACCTGATACGATCAAGGATTTCATCGTTGCTGATGCTGCCAAAGTGATCGAAGGCAAAGAACCTTCCACTGCCAATAGTCTTCTTCTCGTATTCATCTAACTGCTCTTGCGTGTACTCCTTACGAATCTCCCTGATGTATAGCCTAGCATTTGCCTCAACGCTCATGATGTTGAATGCAGTCTGCTTCGTGTTCTCTTCCATAGCAAGCACACCAATATTATCCTCGGTGTTCTGCATGATATGATACATAAGCTCACGCATGATACTAGACTTACCCATGCCAGCACCAGAGGTGAATGTAACAAGCTCTCCGGTACGCATACCATAGGTCTTATCGTTCATTCCGTTCCACGGGTAGGGACAGGTCTGGTTCTCAGTCTCGTCATAGAGGGACGCACCAAGGTCGGCAAGGTTGATAATACCTGCTGGCGTGTAGGTGCGAGAGTTCCACCATGCCTCTGTGAACTTCTGCCTTTGACCCGTCTTCAGATACTCATTGGCATCCTTCAGTTCAAGGTCCACGATCTTACACTTGTTAGGTTCAAACAACTTGGCTACTTCCTGCGCTGCCTTCTTACCCGGCTCGTCATTGTCAAAGCACAGCACCACGGTATCGAACTTACTGAGGTAGCGGAGTGATTGCTTACAGTTCTTCAGTGCTGACGCTGCCCCATTCTTGAGGGAAACAGAAGGCCACTTTGAACCCATCAATTCATAGGCGCTCATTGCATCCAGTTCGCCCTCACATATGGTGATGAACTTGCCACCCTGATTGAACAGGTTCTGACCAAACAGCCCACAGCCAGAGAGATCGCCCTCTGACCAGAACTCCTTGTCGTTGGTGCGACGAAACTTGCTACCAACATGTTTCCCATTCTCATCATAGTAATTGTACCGATGATGCGTGATCATGTTGCCGTCCTTAACAACAGTTACATCATACTTCTTACACGTTTCTAAACTGATACGCCTGTCTGAGATACTAGAGTACTTGTATTGTGCCTTGTTATGTGTGTTCATAGGGACCACCTTCTTTACAGGTTCCGATTCCATATCTTTCATATCCTTGTTAAGGGTTGAGGTATGACATTTGTGACAGTAGGTTCCCCAATCGTTGACGGTAACACAGGTTGTGCCACCACAATCAGGACAGGATTGATGGGTTTTAACCGGGGGCATTACCACTTTCCTTTGCTGTGTTTATGTAGTTCAGAAGATATTTCTTTTCGTTGTGCAACTAACTCCTTTTCTAGCGATATTAAAGTTTCTATTTTATCTACCCTCTCAAGTCTGCGCCATGCTTCTTTAAAAGATGTTTCTATTTTTCCCCTTGCTTTTGGTTTGTATACTTCAATAAGAACTTCCATTTCCTTATCCTTTTTGGATTTTATAAACTCCGCTTGCAGATTTTCTGGTAAGATGCCGAATGAGTTCGGTTCTGTTTTGCAATTCGTCTTCTGCTTCTTTCTTCGTACGAAAATTCTGGACAACCACATCGCCAAACTCCTTCTTTAATACTAACTTCCACATAATGCACTCCATGATTCGGGGAATAACTCCTCCATATGTGTACCTATTTCTTTAACTACACTACTTGTTTCAAGTTGTGCATCTCTGGCGGTGCGTAAATTATATACCCGTGCAAACGCCATAAGTGTACCAGACCAGTACCATTCTGTCAACATACTTTGTGGTAGTATAGCTCTGGCTTGTTCAGCGCAGACACCCGATTTAATCATGGATTTATAAGCATCAGCGCAGTGACGCTCTGCATCAGCAAACATATGATCCATCACAGATGGTGATGATACTTTTTTTCTTAGTGATCCTTGCTTAACATCGTTTGATCCTTGTCTCCAATAGTCAGGCTTCCAAAACTCTGGGTCTGTCTTGATGTAGCGACGGCTGACCTCATTCCAGACCAGACCAATCTGATGTTTGATAAGTTGTCGTGCCACAAACACAGGTGCTTTAATCCTGAACTGTGCAGAGGCATGACCAAAGGGAGTCCAATGATTATGCTTTGCCAGATACTTTATAAGGCTGGTGTCACTACTGGATAGCTTCTTACTCTCCTTGTTGAAGCTTACCCTTGCAGCGTTAACAACAGAAAGATCACTACCCATATGATCTATCAATTCAACTGTCATCAAAGGCTTCCTCCCATATGTTATATATAAAACTCTCTCTGTCGTCCATAATTTCGTCAGCCTCTATTCGGGCCAGACGCTTGGCTTCCTTGTCGTTATAGCCTTCAGACTTGTACTGTCCCACCAGTGAACGGAAAAGTTCTTTTCGTTCTCTCTGCCAAAGGTTCTTACTCATTAGTCTAAATCCTCTAAGTCTTTGAAAAACTGATCTCTGTCTATAATACTATTAACATTGTATCCTGACTCCTTCATTAGCTGCCATACATCTTCAGAATATCCAAGACTTCTTCTTAGAATATCTTCTTTCTGTAGTCGATGCCAATCAAAGTCGTAAACTTTTGTCATCGTGTTCCACCCATTTAGTATTTGCTTGTGTTTGTTTTAGTCGTGCTACTTCTTCTCTCAGTTCTTTAATAATATTTTCCTGTTCTTTTACCCTACCTTTCAGTTGTTTAACATGGGTGTTTAGAGTTTCCCAAGCTGATTGTAGTTGTTTTTCTGACACATTATACTCCTTTTAGTTACGTGCGTCAATATAAAAGATATGACTACCGATCTGACCAAGCACCATGAACTCCTCATCCATCGACCAGTAAGGTGTGACATAGGCGGCATGATAGTGCGTGGCACCACCCGTCTGACTGAGAACGACGCCCTGCAAGGCAAGCTCGGCTGCGCCAATAGACTCCTGATATGCATCAACATTGGCTATAGTTTCTGGTTTGCCATCACACCAGTAGGAAAATTGACACTTGTTTCTTATTGGTTTTCCTTTCCACTTCTTACTCTGGTGTACAACATCACAGATATTATTTGGATAACGATGCGACTCTACCCTTGTAAGAATAACATTGGCTACAGCAAGCTGTGCAACAAAAGGTTCAGAACGTGCTTCAAAGTATACTGCTTCAGCTAGACAAGATAGCTCGTCAGCTTTAACACTAATACTTTTAATTCCTACTAAAGAGATAGCCAGTATAATAATTATAATAAACTTCATTGTAACTTCTCTATCTTTATATTAAAGGGAAAACCTGAAGATAGTTCACGTATACCATGACACATTAAAAAAGCTACTGCATCTTCATATTCTTCAAAAACCTGTAACTTTTCAGACTCTTCATCAATCATTGCGTCAAAACTATCTATATCTTCAATACCAATATCTTCGGACTGAGTTATAATGTAAGACATCACACTACTCCAAATAATATTAAATCAAGTATGATACTTATTATTTCCATGTCTACCTTCCTTGTCCTCTATATTTTTTCCAGTTGCGACGTTTGTGTTTGTTGTTGGGACGGGATAAATTTCCCGCCCCTATTGATGTACGTTTCTTGATCCGATGTTGTGTCGGGTCGTACTTGTTATCAGACTTCTTTGCCATCAGGCCATCCACCATTCCCAAGAAAACATTTCAGGTGCTTTCTTTTTGGGTGCTTTCTTAGCAGCAGCTACACCTGCTTTGATAGCCTTACGCTTCTTGCTCTTTGTTTCTATCATCTTGTCGACAACAAGCAGAACTTCCTGTACATTTGCACGGTTCCACTTTTCTTCTTCCAAGATGTATTTAATTTTCTTTAAATTTTGTAGGTCAGTCATGCTGCTTCCTCCAGTTCTTTCCAGTGAGTTGAGTCCATCATCTTCCGTACCTTGTCTTCACGAAGGACTCTGGTATTCTCTTTTGGTACGTGTGTAGACCATGCCGTAGCTGCCTGATACGCAGTCCAGAGAGTACCTTCCGTGCGCTCCCCATACTTCTCATAGTTACCCTTTCCAATGAGGTGACGGTTCTCTTCGTCAAATGTTTTCATCAGGTTGGACAGCATCACCTTGTTAGGCACCCGTGCTTTGGTCACGTTATCAAGACGCTTTGCCAGTGTGCGGCTAAACAAATTGATAGCCTGATCTCTGGACACAGGCGTTTGATACCAGCGGTGCATCTTGTTTATTCCACCAGTAGAGATATAGTCTGATGCTGCCCTGATCTTACTTGCAAAGCTAGGCACGGAGAAGTTCTTGGAGTGACGGCCATACACATATGCCAGCTTGTTGCCATCGACCAAAGTATTATAACATGCGGCACGAAAATATCCCATCATGCCATTGTTGGCCCATGTCCTGTTGTGGCTGGTACGAAACTTAAACTGCGGCGTGACCAGATCGTTCTTGCCATCTATGGTTGCAGCCTCTGCATTAAACTTAGCAGTAAGCTCTAGCTGTTCGCCATGACCAATCACATTGGTCTGGAACTCGGCCCCATCAAGATCAATACCAGACATACGGATTGACTCTTCGAGGTTCTCCACGATATCAAGATATTGTACAGGCTCATAGCTATCAGACACGATAGCTATTGGTTCTCCGCTGTCAGTGCGACGTAAACCCACGCCCAGTGAGGGATCAATTCTTCCCCCATCAATACCTCCAAAGTTAAGGTTGAAGGCACCAAGATCAAACTTCTCTACATTAAAGTTAAGTACATCATGGTTAAACATTTTGATTCTCTTTCATCTTTAGGTTGAAACGAATTTGATGTAGTTGCTGTATACACTGCGACACTTTGTCGCTGTTAGTCATAGTTACTCTACCATTTAACTGAAGTTGGCTTAGTATTTCCAGTGTCTCCTCTACTGCTTCAATAGTATTCATCACCCCAATCCCTGTATCCGTCAGTTACAGACTGAAGCTCATGTTCTAGCCAGCCATTTAGTTCTTCAATGTCAATTTCTTCTGGCCTTGTATCAAAAGCAATAAGTTCCATGTACTCCTCCACCATTGGTCGACACCATTCGTCACCACCGTAGCGAAGAAACTTTTGCACATCTTCGATGTCTTTAAACTCAGGAATATTCATAGTTATTCTCCTTTAAGTTGGATATCTTTTAATGTGTACTCTGCAAGTATACCATTAAACGTGTTGGAAATCAAGCACAATCCGTTCAGATCGGACGGTGCATGAGTCATAGTAAAAACCATAGCCGCCATCAGGGATTGTTCGGCTATTTCTAAGTCGTCCTTGTCCTCCTGTTGTAACAATGTTAGTTCGCTGTAGACTTGATCAAATACTTTCATTTCCATCAGTCTTCATCCTCTGTATTATTATGTGTAAACTTTCTGTCTCTAGGAACTACGGGTTTTGATTCCCTGTAATGATATATAAGAAGACTTTCTTGGAATATTTTTCTTAGCTGTTCCATAGTATCATCCATTTTTAAGCTCCTCTATTATATCATATAGTGCATTCATTTGTAATAATCCAATGTTAGTTCTTCACCTTTACTAATATTTTTAATAGTAAATATATTATATATCTGAAGATCATCCCAATCATGGACCTTTTGTATTTCACAGTTATGATTATCAGCGTGGTTTAGATAGCCACCAATGGGCGTTCTAATCAAACCATAAAACATGGGTACGTTGATGTGTGTTGCACCTAAGTCTGTCTTTGCTGGTATGTTTATTGTAGCAAACACACCCAACCCCTCTATATCACTCTCTCGTATTGTTATCTCCTTTGGTAAGGGCTTGTAATAAAAGGGATTATATTCAGGTAGCATCATTTTTTATATTCCTTATGTTGCAGTAACTCCATGTATTCTGATACGAAAGGATTAATTACATACATATCATGCTCATATTCTTTAGCAGCTTTCTTAGTTTTGTGGTAGGTAATCTGTCCATCGGAGTGTTTAGACTTCCACTTCCTACCTTCCTTAGTAATAATTCTGATACGATCATTCATCTTCATCCTCCGGTATGTGTACAACTTTAGTGGTGTTCATGTTTAATTCTCCAGTTTCTGTGTCTAAATATACAATATCTATATGTATTCCCGCCTTAACAAGTCTTTTTTGTTTTTCTGATAAGCATCTGTAAATTCTAGACCCATCTTTTCTACGTGCTAGTTTTTTACATTCAATATATTTTACATCACCATGCATGTTGACTGCTATAAAATCAATCGGCCCCTGATTTGTTTCATCAAACACGTAGTACTCACGATCAACAAACCATTTCATAGCAGCTAATTTACATGATAAACCTTCACGATGTTTCCATGCTTCACTCATTAGTTATCTCCGGTTTAACATCCTTCTTCTTATTGGGAAGGATGCGGTTACGGTATAGGTATTGTTCTAATACCTTTGCATGGGGGTTGCGCTTCACTCCATGTCCACGCTTGGACTTCCCCACAATACCTTTAGATTTTCCTTGTTCTTTTCTTCCCATTCAACTGCTCCTTTGACGTATGCCTCATATCTAGCATCACGTTGCTCTCTATTATACCACCACTTTGGCATCACATTGTAGGATAACTGTTGTAGCTCATCCCATTCTAATTTAGACATCACCATTCTTCATCTCCTTTTTTAGCCATTCTAATTGTATCATAGCTATATCATACGCTTGGCTTGGTGTCAACTTAGTTAGTGAATACGTGGTATATTTAAGACCAGACTCTTTGCCTGTTGTCTTAACCTTGATGCGGTGGGAGTCATCCCATGTTATCTTCCAACTATCACCGCCAAGATCTAGTTCTACGAAGTCAATCATCGACATGCTCTACCTCCATATTGGGTACGAAGTCTTTGTCTGTAAACAATTGTAATTCAAAGTGTTTATTATCTCTATCTGTAACTGTTACAGTTATGGTTGCGAAAGTATCAAAGCTGCTATCCTGCTTTACTTTGATATTGTTTACGTTGTGTATTCTGAGTCCGTTCATTGTTCGCTCCTGTTTTTTACAATTTCAGCAAGGTCAATAATTTCTTTAGCTGTATATACAAAAGCCCAATCTTCTCCATGAAGATCGTCAGCTATTTCATTGGCAACAATAATATCACCGCAATTACCTAATGGGTGACATACACCCAAGTAATCAAAAGCATAGTAGCTATCCATTAGTCCATCCTTTCCCATTCTTGTTCGGCTCTACGGCCAGCCTCTAGGATAGTTTCAAA